TTAGATAAAATGAATATTGCATATCCTTATCAAGATGATGATGCATATTCATTTCATTCGCATACATCACACAGTCAATGTGACCCGAAAGACAACGATTTATGATATATGGAGGATATTCCTTTATGTTTTCCGATAGATCTTCTTTAGTAAGATTAATTGAGTTCAACCAGTCTTTCAGTTCCATAATTAAATAGCAGCAGTTCTTTTCTATCTTTCTGTTCTCGCATATACTCACCAACAGATCTCATTGTGTAGGTGAGATCAAACTCGGCAGCCTTCCAGTTCTTAAAACGATCTTTTACAAGTTGATCTGAGTTATAACTTACTAATTGATCCATATTATTAGCGTCGCAATCAGCAGCAAACTTATCGTGATCAAATCCTTTATGCATTGATCCTTTGTTCCCATAGAGATTATCCTTAATGTCATAAGGAGGATCGAGATACATAAAAGCACCTTTGTCTCCATCCATTAGATAATCGTATGAGTAATTAGTTATACGCCAGTGTTCAATTATCTTAGAATACCCAGGCAACTTTTCGATCCCTCGCATTGAAAAGTTCGAATTAGATGCTTGTGCTGAAAATGATGAACTCTCTGTAAGACCAGAGAAACTGCACTTATTGACAACGTAGAAAGCCACAGCACGATCAATGCTTGGCAAATCTTTGTCATTAACCTGCTCCTTTGCTTTAAGAAAAAGTTCTTTCGCCAGGACCGGAGTATTGTTTGTCGTCTTAAGATCTACCAGTTTATCTTTAAGATCAGTACCAAACATCTGGAGTTGTTGCCAGAAGTTTACCAATGGTTCGTAAAGATCATTCACCCAAATATCTAGGTTGGGATACTTCTTAGTGATATAAATCGCAACACTTCCCCCGCCAAGAAATGGTTCACGAAACTCACGATAATCACGAAGGTCTGGGAAATAAGGACTCATCTTTTCGCAGGCACGGGACTTTCCGCCCGGATACCTTAACGGCGTCTTAAGAGATTTCATTTGAACTCACACTCACACATAATTTCTGTAAGGGCAGCGAGAAGATTTATTTCTTGGTCAGCCACGAACGCACATTGGTATTGATACTTAGCAATAACAAGAACGGCAGCAGGGATAGATGCGGGAACAAGGCAATCGTAAGCGGAGTCATAAACCCTGCGAAGTAAACTGCTAGCATCGTTGTCCAAGTTGGAGACCACCCACTTTCGGACTTCAGGAAAGTTTTTATCTTTGAGATTTTTGATGAGTTCATTTACAGAGATGTCTGAGAAAGATGCAAGAATGCCCGAGTCGATTTTTCCTCCTGTAGAATACCTCTGACATTCGTTGAGGACCCTACGAAAATCTGGGAAGTGTTTTGTAACAAGTTCCGCAACGACTTTTTGATCATACTCAATCTTTTCCGCATCCAAGATTGATTGAAGTCGTTGAAAGAAACTTCCTGCAAGTTGAACTCTTTGCCTCCCTTTGATGGTGAAGTCGATAACTGCACATCGGGAGTGAAGAGGTTCAATAATCTTGTTCTTGTAGTTGCAGGTGAAGATGAATCGGCAGTTGTTATAAAATGCCTCAATATTCGCCCGTAGTAGGAGTTGTACGTCGTTTCCTGTGTTATCAGCTTCATCGATGATGATGACTTTGTGCTTAGAAGATCCCGTAAGTGAGACGGTCGAAGCGAAGTTCTTTGCTTGGTTCCGTACAGTATCCAGGAAACGCCCTTCGTCGGATCCGTTGATGACATAATAATCTGCTCCTAGTTCGTTACATAGTGCCTTTGCAATAGTTGTCTTACCAATACCAGGAGGTCCAGCAAGAAGAAGATTTGGAATCTCTCCTTTTGCCACAAACTCCTTGAATGTTTTTTTAGTATCATCAGGAAGAATACAATCATCAATCACTTGAGGACGGTATCGTTCCACAAAAAGGAAATCACTGCTCATAATCAAATCCAATCAGGTTTTCTCTGTGGCATACGAAGATAGTTATCGGCAACCCAAGGTTTCGATGCAATGTATCGTTTGTATGCTTCAAATGTATCAATAGTGTCGTCAAACTTCCATTCCTCAGGCATAGCACGAGCAAATGGAGTCACCTCTGTAATCTTACCCTTGGGAAACAAATAGTATGCATCCACAAGAGTTTTGTAGCAGGAGTGAGTTTTATTATACCGCAAGCAGTATTCATCGGACAAATTCAATCCCCACTTGATTAACCAGTAGGCATTATGGATACTCTCCAATGCCCACTTAGTGCAGGGATGATTGTGGAATGCTCCTTTCTCGGTCTTGTAAGGGGTTCCATCTGCCTTAGGGAGAGTGCCGTATCCGTGTCCCCATTTCTCTGATGCCACAATGGAGAGCATCTGACAGCACTCTAGTGGCATCTTAACAATGTGTTTGTCGGGAAGACAAATGGCACTCTCAGCGGGCCAAGGAGAAGTAACAAAAATGTTCATCAACCAAACGTAGAATCAGGCTCCAGAGCAATATAATAGCAGAGATCGTGGTTCTTGGATTGGAAGCGTGACAAAAGTTTTTGTGACACAACCACTTCATAAGTTCCAGGAAGAACTTTAATGTTCTCTACCTTGAAGTTGAATACAAACTCGGAGTCAGTCTCACCAACAACGATGGCAAAATCATTGGAGGTATCATTCTTTTTATCACGAACAACCAGTTTCACAACACCCGCTTCACCAACAGCAGAAATATCTGGAAGTTGATAAACTGATGCTGCTTTCAGAAGTTTATCCAACTGTTCAGTACTAAGTTCAAAACACACATCTTCGCTGGGAAGAACAATGTCTTTTTCGGGAGGAGTGATGATCACACTAGGATCTGCAAAGAAATACTTGGATCGCATCTTACCTTCACGGATAACAACATATCCATCATTGGCAAAATCAAGTTCTGGACTTTGGTGAAGACCAAGACCATTGAGAAACTGATTCAGATCATAAATGCCAAAATCCTTAGAAAATTCTTCAGTGATCGTTGCCTCAGCAAGAATGTTCTTCATCACACTAATTGTGCGAAGTTTATTACCCTCCTTAAAAAGGATAGATTGGTTGATAGAAGAAAAGTTCTTCAGAACAGAAAGGGTTTTATCAGAAAGTTTCATACTCAATAAGGATAGTTGTTAGAGTTGTTCTTGTGAAGACCAGCAAAGTGATAAAGAAGAATACAATAATGGATTGCTTTCAAAATATCTTGCTTAGATTTACCATTCTTCTTTCCAAAACGAGAGAGATATTTAATGGCATTGGAACGAGTAAATGCTTCTGCATCACCAATACTTTCAATCAGATCCAAAGTCTGAGTTTTGGATTGTTCGGAAGTGTAGTGCGAATGATAGGTACTGGAAAGATATTGCTCAACCTCCTTCAAAGTTTTGTCTTCTTCATATTTCCAAAAACCGTTTTTGTTTGTGTCTTCAGGCATTTTCAAATCAAAAGTAATAGTATCGGGAGAAGATGCTCCAAGGTATGTGAAAGGAACAGAGTGTGCTGCATTAATTGCGAAGTCTTGAGCACCATTAAAAGAAATGGTATCAGTTCCTTCGCCACCATAGATTACGGTATCTCCCCAAGAACCAGCAAGTGAGTTTTCGTAAGTGCTCTCAAAGTTTTCAGACATTGTGTTTCATAGTAAAAGAACAAAAAGAGGAGGCACATTGACCTCCTCATATTCTATCAAACGGACTGGTATGTGTCAATGGACTCTTCAGAAGGCATCTGGAAGTCAGCATCTACTTTATCATACAGTTCCAGGAATGCTTGCTTAGTTTCGTCATCAAAACGATTCACACACACTTGGATTGCCTTTGCCTTATCTTGGAAGATGCTGTAGGCACGGATGATATGAACCAGGCGGCGGGTGCTGATGATTTCCTCAATACCACCATCGTAGAAGGTCTTACGGATGATGTCTGCCCAGTCAGTCAGACGCTTACAGAAGTCACGGTCTTCCACACCAAGATCCAGAGCAACACCTTCAAGGATCTTCTGCTCGGTAGCAGGAGCAGGATAGGACTGCTCAAAGGTCACAGGGAAGCGTTCAAGGAATGCTTCGTTAAGAACATTGGTGCCGATAAAGCGACCATCATCAGAACCCTTACCCTTAGTGTTTGCGGTAGCAATCACATTGAACCCAGCAGCAGGTTTGACCCAGCGACCAATCTTTTTAAGGAACACACCCTTACCTTCTAGAATGGATTGAAGGCAGAGGATTTTGTTAGAGGCAAGGTCAATTTCATCCAGAAGAAGAATAGCACCACGCTCAAGTGCCTCAATGACGGGACCGTTGTGCCATGCAGTATTCCCATCAACAAGACGGAAACCGCCAATCAGGTCATCCTCATCGGTTTCAATGGTAATGTTGACACGAATGAGTTCGCGCTTCAGTTGGGCACAAGCTTGCTCAACAGAGAACGTTTTACCGTTACCCGAAAGACCCGTAATAAACGTAGGATAAAAAAGACGGGATTGAATAATCTTTTTAACATCACCAAAGTTACCAAACTTGACGAAGGTATCATCTTTATCAGGAATGAGATTTTGTTCGATAGGAGGAACTACAGAGGGTGCTTGGAAAGTACGTTCGATTTCTTCTACTTTTTGTTGAGTCACTTCAAGATTCCATTTACCACGACCAACTTTAAATTGTTCAAGTTTCTTAGTAACAGTTTGATAGTTAGCATCGTTCAGAGTACACCAGGCACGGATATCAGCACCAGTGATACTGTTACCATACAGATTCTGGAGTGAGGTGCGGATGTAGTCGGAGGAGAGTGCCATTCGTTTGCTTTGTTTCAACTCCGTTATTATAGACCAAAAAGGGGTCCGTTTGGGACCCCTGTGGTCAGTTTGCCAACTGGTTCCTGAGTTTCTCAAGATGCTCTTCACTCGCAATATGACCATTGTAACCTGGATAATATTTGTTTACAAGTGCAGAAATACCCATAGCAGTTGTGCTGCTATTGCATTTAATCCACACTTCTTTAGTATCGTATTTTACTACATGTTCAAATGGAAATTTAGTTTTCATAATCAATCTATTATTTGATGCCTCCAACCTTATCGATTGCTCTACCCAGTTTACTTTTTATCCTGTCTTGTAATGATGGTTTCGCTGCAGATTTTGCTACTGAAGATCCACCCTTACGCTTAGCATATTGCATATAAGTTTCACCTGGTTTAAGTCTATTGCTGTAATCAGGTTTTGTTTGCACTGAGGTATCTTGCCCTCTATTTTCACGAGCTCTCATTTTATTTGCAGCACCACTGATGGCAGCATCTTTTTTGGGATCTGGATGCCACCAATCACCTGCTTCGATGACAAATTCTTGGAATGTCTTCATGCTACCAAAGAGATAAATTCTCCTAATACCTTTTTATTTAGTTTTTTAGTCTTAAGCGATTTAACAAAAGCAGATTTGATTTGAGACTTAGTGGCACATTCAGCAACCTCAAACTCAGTGTCCTGAGAAAGTGCAGTTGCAGACATTCCAAAGTAAGCATCATATCCAGAGTTGGTGATAGTAAAACTCT